ATGAACATTATTCGTATAATATAATTTTAATTTTTCGCTAATTTTCATTTTTGTTTCTTCTGTGTGTTTCATTCCTTTTGGTCTTCCCTTTATTCCGCCGTATTTTTCTAACATAGTTTCCATTCTCTTTTTATGATTTCTATTATTATGTTTTCCAAATCCATTTCTACTATTTGGATTCAATCCTATTCCATGTTCTAAAACAAAATCTTTACTATATTTTATATTTTTATTCCACGGTGTTTGACCTTCTTTAAAACAAGAACTTGATAATTTCATTTTTCCCGATTTATAATTATCTTTTTTTGTTTTAGAAATTTTCGCTATAGTTTCTTTTGATACTTTATGACCCATTAAACTATTACTTATTTTTCTCTTTGTTTCTTCAGATATTTTTCTCATTTTTTTATGGTGTTAATATTAAAAAATATTGTATCTCAATAATTTTAGATTTAACCGTTTCTTCTCCAACTTTATCTTCGTCTATTTCTATTGCAGATAATAACTTAAAATCATGCATACCCGCAAATGTAGAAGTTCCAGAAGTTGACGCTGGAAATTCGTTCGTTCTTAAATCATTAATAATTTCTTGAGACATTTCGTCTCTTTCTTTTGTATTTCTTGCCCAAATTCTCAATTCAATTGTCATCATTGCTTGGCGTACTTCGCTTTGCATTCCTAATCGACCAGTATCCTCAATGTTAATATTCTTTACTGTGATTATCGGATAAGTTACTGACTTTGTTGGATAAGAAGTATAAACTAATTTTTGACCAGATGGTCTATTAGTAGAAAGAGGGTCAGTAATATTGCTTTGTAAGAAATCTCTTAAAAATATAACTATATCTTTAATAAATGAAGAAGTTGATATTGTGGTTACCAATTTTAATCAATGCTCCTCATAATACTATAACTATTATTACAGAAATTACATTTATGATTATATGTTGTTACCATTTTTGCCTCGCTTGGCTTAATTTATTTTACTCGCTTGTAAAATAATTAATTATTAATTAATGAATATAACAATTCTACTCTATCGTTTTCATATTTAGGAATTTTCTTAACTTTGAACTCATTTAATTTTTCGACTTGCTCATCTTTATTTAAATCAAAAAGTTCTTCTTTAGTTACTACATTCAATCTTTCATATAATCCAGATTCTAAACAAATTTTTACTTTGTCTGCTCTAACATTATAAATTCCTTTAGGTTGATGCTTCCCTGTATACTTTAGTTGTATTATTTCCATTTGAGTATGAACCTCTGTATCTTGCGACACAGAGGAAACCGAAGAGGTGTTATACGAGCCATAAGCTCATAATATTAATTCGGTTATATATTTATAAATATATTTATTTAAATTATATAATTAAAGTTTATTTTTAATTTTCTTTTGTAAATAATCATTAATTTTGGTTTTGTTTCTCATTAAACTATTTTTAAAGTGCGGCCTTGGAGTTAATCTTGATGTTCCATATTCTAAAAACTTAGCATAAGAAACATTCGAAAAAACATAACCATTAAAATTTGTAACATTACTTGAAACACTATCTAAAAATCTTCCAGTATCAACACTTCTTGGTTCAGCTTTATGTCCGGCGATACTTTGTTTTACTTCGCCTTCTAAAAATATAGTAGCTTGATTTAAACCACTTTTTACTCCAGCAGAAACATTGCCTTTAGATTTTTTTAAATAAGAATTAACTTGTTTTAATCCAGTAACCTTAATAGAAATACTGTTCTTTGCCATTATACATTATAAAAACTACCGGTTGGCAATTGTCTTACAAAAACTTTTTTATAAACAACATTATTGTCTAACTTCCAGGCAGTTACTCCGTTTTCTATAATCTGATAATTTGTCGGTGTTGGAGAACCAATACCAATTTTTACTTTATCACCACTTGTTGAAATTCCACCATTAATATATAACACGCTGTCTTCCATTGTTATTTTTCCTTGCTCAAATAACAAGGCTTCATAACTTCCTCTACTATTTTTTATTGGTTGTTGTAAACCAGAAGTCCAAACTGCTGTTCCACTTTCTGTTAATGTTTCTGCATCATCATAATCAGTACCAGAAGTTGAAATTGTATAATATGTTAATTTACATGGTATCCCATAAGATAACATATTATCTACATCAATTCTTACTTGTGTTGAATCTATTCCAGTCATATTTTACCTGAATATTTTAAAATCATAAATATAATAGCAGTAACTCCACCGCCAAAACTTCCAATGCCTAAATTTTTTATAATTTGAATTTTATTATCATTAATTTTATCAGATATATTTTGCATTTGTGTTGCGTGGTCTTTTATAGATGTATCGTGTCTTAGAACCGAACCATTTAAAGTTTTTAAATGCTCTTCAATCTTTGCGGTTTTTATTGTTAAATCAATAAGTTTATCTGAAACTTTTTCAATGCTATTGAAAATTTCTTTGTGTGTATATTTATCAGTCATCTATTTTTTCTCCCTAGTTGTTCGCTACTCCGAATCTTATCTTTTTACCCAACGCTGCTAATGCCGCTTTTCCTTGCTCTTCATATAATTTATTTGAGGTTACCAAATTACTTTCACCACCTTTAGAAATAGAAAAATCACCTAACTTAATATTATTGGCATCTGCTCCTTGTAAATTCATCGACGCTAATGTGTCTGCTATCGCAAAATTTAAAATTGGTAATTGATATTTTTCTGCAATATCTACACTACCTATGCTGAACCCTGTATATTCTTCGACATATAATCTTTTTCTATCAACTATATTTAATAAAGAACCACTTATACTATCTGGAACATTGTCTACTAAATTTAATATTTCTTCTGAAAACGAGCCAAGATTCCATAATGCCATTATAATTTACCTCCATTAGTAAAATTTTCTATAAAGTCTCCGCAAGAACTAATATCTTTTTTAATTTCACTTTCCCAAAATCTAATAACTTTATAATTATATTGTTTTAAATATAAGTTTACATCAACATCTCTTGGATTACCATACGGATAATTATGCCAATAGTTGCCGTCTGCAAAAATACAAATATTTGGTTCGATAAATAAATCTGGTTGACCAAATATTGGTTTATGTTTTTCAAAATTGATTTTTCTATCTGTTAATTCTTGTTGTAATAATTTTTCTGGAATAGTATCTTTAAATGGAATAACTTGAAGTAATCTAGCTTTTGATTTTTTAGCTCTAGTAATCGGATTCATAGCGCTTATTTTCATTTTCAGTATAGATTTTTTACTATGTTTTTTTCCTAACATTGGATGTATTAAATTATTATTTTTATATTTTTCCTTTAATGTATTTGAAATTCTTTCTTTATGTTCTGGAGATTTATTATATAAATTTTTCATACTTTCAGATATTTTATTTTTTGTATAATCTGAATGTTTTTTAAAATGTCCCAATGTTGGAAATAAATTTCTGTCTATTTTTAATCCTTTATGCCATACTGCATGTGTTTTATAATATTTTTTTAAACCATTGCTCGTTATTTTTTTGTGATATTCAGTTCTTTTATATACGCCTGACGTCATTTTTACCTCTCCATGTAATAATTACTTTTCAATAATTCTGTATCATAATTTTTATTATTATCGATTATTATTTTTTTGTTATTCTCGTTTACCATTTTAAAATTATTTTGTTTATCGATTAACAAATAATTTGCTTTTTCTTTAAATAAACTTCCGAAAGTTACCCATGAACTTCCACATTCTAAATCACTATTTATCATTTTAAATTAAAAAAAAAATAAAAAAATATTTTTTTATAATGCTCCTGCTGCGTTCCAAGAAAATGCCTTAGTTGCACTTTTTGTTTCCACATAAAAACTACCTGCTGACCAACTACCTATCGGTGCAAAAGACCATTCTCCTGCTGTTTCTGATTCGTTTGTATTTACCGATATTGGTACTGCACTAAAAGCTGTTCCAAAACTTACCCAAGCGTTAGAACCTCCTGCTGTTGCTCCACTTCCAGCTTGGAAACCTAATCCCCAAGTTGTTGGTGAACCTGTTCCTACCGGTGATAAAAGTTTACCGCCTGCATAGGAAGAAGTTTTTGCGTAAACATTTGTTCCGCTTATAGTTTCTGTTGATGTTACTGCTTGGTTTACTTCGTCGAAGCCTAATCCATCTGTTGTGCTATTTGTTGCCATGTTATATTATCCTCCAATATTAATAACAAAGTTCAATTAAGAACTTGTTATTTTTGAAATTGCGTTTGCTCTTAATTGTCTAACTTTGATTCTTTGTGTAACTACTGCTCCACTCATATCAAAAGAAGGCATTTCGAATTTCTCTATTGTTATTGGTCTTTTTTCTGCTATTACAAAAGCGTTGTTCTTATCATAAACATACGAAGTTGTTTTTGTCATACCTGCATTGGATGATGCTCTTAAAACATTCATTCCATATAAAGTTCCTACAAATCCTTTTTCCATCATATCTCTATTTCCGTATTTATCTGCTTCTGCGAATGTATCTATTTGTCTTAAATCTTGAAGAACTTCTGTTCCAACTAAATAAGATGTTGGTTCATAATCGTTTTCTTCCAAATCATACATTGATTCTGTAATATTTGAAATAGTAACTGCTGCTCCACCTGATGTTGTTGAACCTGCGTTGTCTAAAGCATCACTTATAATAAGTGAATTTTCATTCTCTGCAAATCTTTTACCTGCCATCATTATTGCGTGTTGTAACATATTCCATTTACCGTCTTCCAATAACTCTCTTGTAATTCTAATTGCTACACCATACTTTGTAGGTTTCAAATTAAAAGTTTCGTATTCTGGTTCGTCTAAAAATACTTCTGCTCCTTCTGCTATGCTTCTTACATCCATTTTATTTGGTGTAACTAAATCAACATCTACACTTGAGTTTGGTATTTGTCCTGGACCAAAGTACATTGCTGCTTCACTTCTTGGAATCAAAAATTTATTTGCTTCCTCTATAATTGTATCATAAATCTTTTTAGGGATTAACAATGAACCTTCTGTTGCTGTTCCTGTTGATAACAATTCTTTAATATATTTCATATCTGCCATTTTTTCCTCCATTTATCCTAATATATCTACAACTGCGTAATTACCAGATGTAGCTGTTGTTAATGCTCTTCCAATTGTTCTATCGATAGTTGCACCTTGTGCGTCTAATGCGAATGAACCTGTATTGTGAACTCCATTAACTCCGTCACAACCGACTTTATGTCCTGCTGTTACAGTTCCTGCTGCTAAAGCTAATATTGTAACTTGTCTTGCGATAGCTACTTCTGCTCCACTTGCTGTTGTATTAACTACAACTCCGTTGAAAGCTGCTCCACTTGCATCACTTGAAAATTGTAAATCAGATGTTGCAAAACTATCTAATCCTGAACTTACTGTGTCTGCTACTGAAGAACCAAACGCGAAAACTCCGCCACTTAAAACTTCTCTTGCGTATCCTGTAATAATTCTTGGATTTTCTCCATCAACTAATGGGACATATCCTACTGTATTTCCTATTCCTGTTGCCATTTTTTATTATCCTCCTTACCTTGATAATCTTTTATAACCAGAAGTGTCTAAATTTTCTTGAAAGAATTCATATCCTAATGAATCTTCAGATGTTTTAAATACATAACCTTCTAATTGTTTTGAAACGTCATCTGTTTTTTCTTCTGTTACAGATTTTACCTTTCCTATTGTTTCGTCTTTTTTCTCTTCACTAACCTTAGTTTTATCTAATTCGTTTTGTAAAGCTTCTAATTCAGATTGTTTTTCTTTTAATCTAAATTGTTCTAATTCCTCTTTTATTTTTTTTATTTGACTATCTGTTTCTTTTAATTGATTTGAAAGTGTGTCAACTTCTTCTTTCTTAACTTCTTCTTTTGGTTCTTCTACTACTGGTTCTTCTTTAACTTCTTCTTTTGGTTCCTCTTTAGGAACTTCTTCTACAGGTTGTTCTTTTGTTACTGGTTGTTCTTCAACTTCCTCAACTAATTCAACTACTTTTTTAATTTTTTCATCAGCCATTTGTTTTTCCTCCGAAATATTTTCTTTAACATTATTTGTTTCTTCCTTAACTTCAGAAACTTTATGTTTAACATTATTTTTAGATTTTTCATCTAAAATTTTATTAACTACTTTTATAATATCTTCTTCTGATTTCTCAAAAGTTAATATATCCTTTTTCTTACCACATTTTTCTTCTACGAATAATCTCATATCTTCTAAAACGGGTCTAACTTTCTTTTTTGTATCTGTCTCTTTTTCTTTTATATCTTTCAAAGATTCAGAAATACTTGTACCAATCACTCCAGGTGTTGGTGTTGTGCTTAACTCTAATCCGTGCATATCTTTAGCTATCAAAACATCGCTGTCTTCATCTTCCTTAACTAATCTTCCGACAATTGCTCCAATACTAACTTCAGAAATCCTTCTATCTTGTATCTTCTCTAATAATCCTGTACCGTCTTCTTTAATCCATCCAACATAAGGAACTGCTCCTTCTAAATAACTTGTATCCTCAACTTTACCGATTGTATTATCAGTTCGTGATTCGTGGTCCTTTAATATTGGCCTATTAATTAATGTAGGTGCGAATTTTTCTAATTCCTTCTCTGTGTATCTAATTCCGTTTCTGCTTACACCGGCTCTTACTGCTATTCCTCTAATATTTAATTTTCCTTTACTCATCTTCATCACTGTCGTCGTTATCTTCTTTCTCATAAATCTCTGTCACTATTTGTATAGGAACATTTTCTGCTACAATTATGTGCCCATCCTCATCTAACTTATATGGTTTTTTTGTTTTTTCATCTGTCATTTTATTAAACCTCTATCTAATAATTTTATAACATACTCTTCAGAAATGTTTTTATAATATATTATTACTTTAATATATTTATAAATATATTTATTTAAATTATATAATTACACCGCGATAAATGGTATTTTATATGATGTTGCGTTATATAATATTAAACCGCCATTAACTGTTCCGGCTGTCAAAACTAAACTTTGATTATCTAAAACCTTTGACCAATCTGTTCTATATGCATTCTTCATCTCGGTTAAATTAATAAATGTAGTTACATAACTTCCATTTATATTGTTATCTTGAAGCATAAACATTGCTCCGTAAACTTTATAGTTGATATATGGTAACGCTACTGCTCCAAATCTATACTTAATATTATTATAAGTTGGATTTCCGTCATAATTATCGAACTTACTTATTATACTTGGTGCATAATTTGTTGAATATGATATCGGTGTTCCTGATAACGATGGAATGAATTGTGCTGTCGAAACATTACTATCATTGAAATTAAATTGTAAATTGAATATAATATACTTTCCTTTTTGCCATGTGTTTGATGCTGGTATCTCAAAGCTTAAATTAAAATATTCATTACTCGGAATATTAGTATAAAGATTAATAGTGAAATTAACTTGGCCATATCCTAAATTACCAAAAGTATCATTTGCATAAACTATAACTTCATTGCTACCTTCATTCCAACTTACAGTAGTTAAATTTTCATTACATACTATTGTATGGTTTGTTGTTCCTGAATTATTTGTAAACCAACATTCACTTAATCCAATATAATCGTTTGCTGTATAATTAACCGTAACATTAAGGTAATTCCAATCCGAAAGATTTGCTGGATGATAAATTGTTATATCCATATTATAAGTATTATCTGCTGCACCACCATCAGAAAAAGTCCAATCATAAGTATCAATCATAGATTGTCTTGATTCATTTGGTAATCCTAAACTATAATTTGTATTTCCAGCATTAAAATTAACGCTAGGTTGTAATACTGGTAAGTTATTCCAACCCATTAATAATTTATCATAATT